GACCACTCTAAGAAATTAGCATATACAAAAGCTAATAAAACTAAAAATGGATACATCAACACGCTTTAACCCCTTCGTTCGATCAAAAAAAACTCCTGTATTTGTTGGGTCAGAACTCAACGAGTTCATGGGACTTTTACAAATGGACTCTAAAATAACTATAGAGCTGCGTAACAAAATTCACACTTGTCATCAAAGTTTTTAAATTTATTTTAAGATTTGAGTAATATTCTAATTTTTTTCTTATTTTCTTGGAGGGGTAATTCTAGTTGCTGTTTCTTTTCTTCGGGGTCGGGCCAGTACTCGGCATCTCTAGTTTTTTGGCGCTCGGCTTCTTTTTCTGCTTCCACTTTTTCAGGACTGAAGATAACGCCTTCGTCTTCAAGATGATCTCTCAGGTATTCAGCAAAGTCGTCGTTGAAGTTTACATCATTGGCGCCTTGATTATCTAAGAACTGCTCAAACTCCTCTAGGGAGCCACCGCCATCTTCAACACGAATTCTAAACTCGGTGCCCGGAGCATCACCCCAATTCTCTTGTTCTATTTCTTCTGGCCAGATGTTAATATTATTAAGAGCGTTGTCTACAGACGTGCGCAGCTCTTCTTCCATTTCTCCCTCCATCACGCCGGGGGCAAACTGGTAGCCTTGTGCCGAGAACACATTAAGAACATAATTTTCTACATCCACCCAGATATTGGACTCCCAAAGGGTTTTGTCGGCGCCTGTCTCGGAGGGGAACATTAGTGAAACATCTATATGGTTCCATCCCCCTTGGTATTCTCGTAACTTTTCTTCGTAATCTTCTTCGGGGGTTCCTGCGGGATTGTTTTGAGTATCCTCTTGCGCCATGTTGTGCAAATTTTTGATATATTCTTCTACAATAAAGTCGTTAAACATCATCACTAAATCAAGTAGGCCATCTTCGTCCTCGTGGTCTTCACGATCAAAATCAAAACCGTTAATGCCCTTCCACTCCTCTAATCCATCTAAAATAGCATCTTTCTTATAAGGCTCACGCTCTTCTAAACTCACCATCCTACCACTAACCTCGGGGCCAACCATTATTTGTCGAATGGCATCCCTAAATTCACTACTACGCATGGTATCATCTTCCGAGTCAAAGTATTCATCAATGCTGCCGTCACTGTCTACCACCATCGCTATTTTTTTATACGCTGGTTCTACGTTCTTGCGCTTGGCTAAAAGGAAATAAAATGATTTACCCTCGGAAGTGTATTGATCAAAGTAGTTGGTCGACCGCGTTGCTGAGATACACCACTTTGTGGACTTGCCATAATAACAAGAGGCTTCTGCTGTAAGAGGTCGAATGACCAATTGGTGGTCGTTATCATCAACAAGCTCGCTTCCCTCTCTGGCTGCAGCGCTTTCACGCTTCTTCTCTTCTTTTTTACGCTCTGCATCTTCTTTGGCTCCCAAGGCCCTTTGGACTACCATTTGCAATTGCGAGTAAGAATCAATGTTGTTTATATCTTTATAAGTTTCTTGACTGCCTCGAAGCCACGGCGTTAATTTGTGATACTGAGATAATTGATTGGCTATATTATTAGCTACTCCCCATGGGGAATAAAGATTGTCATCGGCATCTTCTGGCCATTGTTTGCCGTAAAAAGGGTAATACCCATCGTTCTGCTCTGCCATCTCTATTGAACGCTGCAGCAAATAAGCTGCTCGCATTAGATATTTTTGATTGCCGGAAGGGTCTTTATCTATGAGAACATCCAACAAACTTTCGCCATCGAGTTCTTCACGTTTCTTAGCTAGTTCTGGGTATTTTTTAGCCGCATCTTGTTTGCGGCCCTCGATAAGAAGTTGATCTTCGGTTAACAAACTATACTTTCGGAATGATTCAAAGAGTTTGCGCATGTATTAATTAGTTTATCAATGTAAAGAAAGGCTGGTATTGTGGAATAATAATTCTCGGTAGGAGGTACGCTCAGAAGTAAGATAAACAGAAACTCGCATCGCTAACTGCGGACCCATGATCCACTGTTTGTTTTCGTCATCCCATTCACAAGTGAGTTCCAAGTCCTCAAGAATGTCCCCTAAATGGTAAAGTATGCCGATGTATTCACAGAGAAGAGAATAAAAAGTTACCCACTCATCGGGTTGTTTATCATCAAAAACTTCTCGAAGTGTGAAAAAGGCTTTGTCTCTTTTGTTTAATAGATCTCTTAGGTAATATTCTTGTTCAGCCTTCTTCAGAGCGTAGACAACTTTTTTGCTCATATGCTGGGGCCGGTACCATGAAACTTTTTATTTTTTTGTTGGCTTGTCACCAATCTAGCTAAAATATATTTCTTGCCTTTGTCATCTTCTTTTATCTGGAACGAATACGGCTCGGGATCAAAATCTCCATAGAGCGCTTTTCTCTTTCTAACCTTGCCATATTTACTTTTTGGAGGGGTGTTGAGAAACTCAACGCATCTTTTGACTATGGCTTCGTCATCCTCACATTCTTTTTTGGCCTCTTCGTAATCCAAGTCAATATTAACCAAAACAACCCATTTTTTCTTTGCATATCCCTTTATCGCCCAAAACCAACTTTGGCAATACATGCCATGCTTTGGTTTCTTGCTTTCCGTTCTAGAATATCTTTTTATAATGGGTAGTAAGTCACACTCAATCATTTTTCCTCCGATGTTTCAAACCATTTTTTTAAATCAGTGAATCCGCCAATCAATTTTTCTTTGCCATTTCCTTCTTTCACAACAATTAGTGGAACCGTACTCCACTCGCGAGCCTTCTTAAGCGCGTTTAGTTCATCTCGTTGTTCATCCATTACAAAAGTAGAGAAGAAAGTTTTCTGTTTTACAAGCTCCTCAACGGCCTGTAGACAAAAGGGACAATCAGATAATGCCCAAACGTAGTAATGGTCATCCATTTAGCAATGTTTTTCCTTTCAGTTTCGACTCAATCAGGTTCGGATCTCCAACAACAACGAATTCAGTACCGCCGGAGCCATTTTGAATGAATAATTTCGTAAAAATTTGATTGTCATCAAAATTTGAATTTTTGTTTTCATTAACATAGTTTTTTGTTAAGTTGTCTTCACGTAGATAAACGACATGCTTGGGGTTTACAAAAACATCTCTAAGACTAATCCTCCCAATATCTTTAACAACTTCTATAAGCTTTATCATGATTGACCTCCATTTCATGTTTTCTAAGACTTTTTTCTTTAAAAAGTAAATTCTTCTTTGTTTCATCCCAGAAAGACACTTTGATTAAACCGTCTGAAGAATCTTTTTGTTTTGTTACAACACCATAATTTGGCTTCTTTGTTTTGTAGTGAGGAATCACCGAGTAGTAAGCATCGCTGTGGCCTAGAGAACCCTCCAGAATCCACACCAAATCGCCAACGTTAAAATTAATCATTTTCCGCTTCTCTCTGCGGTTCTGGTGTCCTTTGGCCCTCTTGCTCCTGTGAGTAACGAATCTGCGCATAGCCAACCAAAATATTGTTTATTTCAAGGAGTTTATCATTAAATCTTTTAGACGAGTCAAGGTATTTCTTGATGGCCTGAAGAACTTCAATTAAATTGTCATCTTCAAAAGTGGTTCCTGCTTTTTCCTGAAGTTCTTCGTGTGCTTTTTCTGCCGAAGCAACTTCTTTCTTATACAAAGAAAAAGCACTTGATAATACTTCTTCCAAGTCCACCGAATAGGAGATATTTACTTTCATTTTTCCTCTCTTTTATACAAATGTTGCCTTATAGATGGTGGCAACAGTAAGTGTTATAACTGATGTGATTATCATCCAGAGCAAACGAGATGATGTTTCTTTCCATTGTTCTAATTCCCTCAATCTTGCGTAAAGTCCAGAATCGGGATGATAAACTGCTTGTTTGATCTGGCTGATGTCTTCGGCCATTTCTTCTTGTTTGTCTTTGACCGTATTGATGTTTTGCATCATAATATCAAGTTTGCCATTCAATTCCATGATAGCTAAAGCGCCGTCTACTATTGATTTGTCAGCCATTTTTTACTCCGGTGGTGCACTGTAACATTAAATAGTTTGCTTAAGAATCTTAGCTCTCAATAATCGCATAATTAGATGAAATAAGTGTACCAGCAACAGAGACAGCATTTTGAAGGGCACATCGTGTCACTCTTGCTGGATCAATGATACCTGCGTTGAGTACGTTGACAGGTTTTCCTATCTTGAAGTCATAGCCCATTCCCTTTTTGCCATTTTCTACCTTGTCCAGTATAATATCAACAGACTCCCCTGCGTTCAATGCCATTTGCTTGAGCGGTTCTTTTATGGACTGCTCTATAATTTTTATTCCCATAGATTGCCACTCATTCTCAGTTTCAGATTCAAGTTTTTTAAACAATTTTTTAGATTGTTGAGCTAGGAACGAGGCGCCGCCGGGGAGAATACCCTCCAGCTGGGCAGAGCGAACAGCTTCCAGCGAGTCTGCAACACGGTGGCGTTTTTCAATCATCTCAATTTCTGTGGCGCCGCCGACTCTAATTACAGATACGCCGGAGGCAAGCCTCGTAATTCTCTCCTGTAGTTTCTCACACTCTGTCATGCTATCTGTATCTTGCATTATTGCTTTTAATTTGTCAATCTCTTTTTCAATTAATTCTAAGTCTCCGGAACCTCCAACCATGGTGGTTAAATTTTTACTCACTTCAAGTTTTTTAATTTCTCCAAAGTCTGTTAGCTTAACTTCCTTCAAAGAGACCCCTTGCTCCCTTGAAATAAATGTAGCGCCCACTGAAAGGGCCAAATCCTTAAGTGTATTTCTGCGTTCCTCGCCATAGTTTGGAGCTTTTATCCCTACGACGCGCATAGTTCCACGCATTGCATTCATTATTAAAGCTGCGAGGGCTTGGTCTTGAATGTCCTCTGCGACGATAACAAAGGGTCTTCCCTCCCGAGAGGCAATCTCTAGGGCAGGAAGCATTTCTTCTACAGACTCTATCTTTTCGTCTGTTACCATTACCAAAGACTCGTTATACTTAACTAGTCCTCGTTGCTCTTCATTAATGAACGCAGAGGCTAGGTAACCTGAGTTGAACCTAAAGCCTTCTACCAGATCAAGGCTCGTCTCGATAGAGCGAGCATCTTCAATAGTCACAGAGCCGTCCTTGCCAGCCAAGTCTATTGCTTTGGCTACAAGCTTTCCAATTGTTTTGTCCCCGTTTGCAGAAATAGTTGCAATGTTCTCAACGTCTTCCAGCGACTTGACCGGCGTTGCTGAATTCTCAATTTCTTTAACCAGATATTCTATAGCCAATTCCATCCCTTTCTTTAATTCTATTGGAGGGGCACCAGAGGTTAAATATTTTTGAGCTTCGCGATACATTGCATAGGTTAAGACCGTTGTCGTTGTGGTCCCATCACCAGCTTCTTGATTTGTTTTTTCTGCTGCTTGTTTTACGATTTGTGCACCAGTATTCTCGAATGGATCTTCCAAGTCTATAAACTTGGCCACTGTTACTCCATCTTTGGTTGCAAATGGCATTTTGTCTTTCCGATGAAGAATCACCGTTCTTCCCTTCGGCCCAAGCGTAGAAGCTACATTTTGCGCAACAATGCGCATACCTTCTTCCAATTTACCTCTAAGGGTATTAGAACTACTAAACTGTTTCATGTGGTACCTCTGTATTTTAATAAATTATAGAAAACAATTATAACTTTGTCAAGTGTTATTTTTCAGATTTTATTTGTGTGGTCTTTTCACTAATTTGCGTTGACGCCTGAATGGCGGTGTCGGCAAGTTTGTCATCTTCCATTCCACCAGCAAAATAACCTTGAATATTGGTCGTCAAAAGCTTCAAGTTGTTGAAAATGTCAAAAATCGCCGTGTTGATCACGTTTCTAACACCGTCTATCATTCTTTGAATCCTTGAAGCACCAATTTCAATTTCACCTATTTTTACGTCTGACTGACCTTCTGGCAGTGCTGAATCAGGAACATATAAGACATCACGCCTATTCATGCTGAACTGGTGTGTATTAATAAAGCCACGAGACACTCGCAGGGCTATTTTCTTTAGCTGGGGAGATAAAGTGTCGTAAAATTCCGCAGAGCGGCTGGAACTTATAAAGTTATCCCCGAGGACTTTATTCACAATTGCCCTTCGAGCACTGTTAACTGCAATATGATTTTTACGAACCTCTTCATTGGCATTATAAATCAGCTCAAAGTAATCCAATACTTGATTGGATTCGATATTGCCCTCTTCTGCAAAGTTTTTCAGCAACCTAAGCAGTGGTGCACTCCAACTAGGTCTCCATGAGCGGCCACCTTGGCCGACGCTAATCTTTGAAAAGCCGGGTTTTCTGGGTGAAGAAAAGATAGCTGGGTTCTTTGCCCAGTTAACGGCCTGTAAAAGTCTCTCAGCCATGGCAGCATCTTGAACAGAGTTTTTAATCGCATCTACAAACATTTTCTCAGATTCTTCTGCGGACATATATTCTGGAAGTTCAATGTTAAACTCTTCTGGGTTGTTAACAAAGCCGCTAGGGAGTTGTAAAACCTCCGGGTGACGGCTTGCTCCTAAGATCTCATATACATTGTCTAACGTGAAATTAAATCTATAAAATTTCAAAGTTCCTTCTAAATCTAAGCCTTCACCTTCAAGACTTTTCATGACTACAACATATTGCATAAGATTTGGCTCTCGCACTAAATCGTTAACCAAGTCCGTATAGCTACCGCCGACATGTACTGTTTTCTCATTGTAAAGTTTTAAAGAGATGGGAGTGCCATCGGCAGTTGTTAGGTCGGCAATTGTTTTGTTACCTGTTGATATTTGATTGCCTCCAAGCAAAACGCCAAGAAAAGACTCAAAAGCAAAGCCTGCGGCAGAGGCATTAAAATTGGTGATAATTTTAGTTAAAGTTTTATAAAAAGTTAAATAACCCATCGTCTTTCTAATAGTTTCTGCTTGATTCGTGCTTTGAAGTTCTTTCATAGTCTCTTCATTCATCGAATAAAACTCAGCTAACTTTGCAATCTTATCTTGTAGATCTCCACCCTTGGCAACATTGTTTAAAAAATTTGCCAGCTGTGCTCTTTGTTCCGATGGAATGGGGCCAGCATCGCCGGTCCTCAAACCTGCCCAGCCCAATTCTGAAACACCAATCTCGGGAATACCAGAAAGTTCGGTACTCATTTCCTGTTCAACGATTTGCTCCTCTTCGTTTATGGAGTCATCGTGGAACCTCGCTCCTTGAATCATCTCAAGGAGAGATTCTAAGCCAACGGGTTGTTTTGGTTCAAAGTATTTGCTTATTAGATTATCAATTGTAGCCATACAAGTAAATAGTCCCCTTTATATGATAATATCAGCTATGCCCATCTTAACCGCCTCTTCGGCGTTCAGATAGACATCAACTTTTTTATCTAACATTTTTTTCAAGTCGCGCTTTGTGAGGTTTGTCTCTGCCACTATGGCATTTATGTGTTGTTCCTGCACCCATCTAGTCTCTTTCATTTCATTTTCTAGAAGATGGACTGGGCCGTAGTGTCCACCTCGTATAGAGTGTATCATAATTCTTGTATTCTTACCAATTTTTCTCTTTCCTTTCGTGCCTGCAGCTAACAACAGTACACCAGCGGACATTACTTTTCCAATGGCAAATGTGCTTATCGGACAATCTTTTTTTACCATGCGCATAAGATCATAAATCGCAAACATCCCCAGTGCATCGCCGCCCCAAGTTGAAATGCAAAAATTAATAGTATTTTCTTCTTCTGTTTTCTCTTTAGAACAATAATCTTTTAGAGTAACAAGGGCCATACAAACATTTTCAACAGCTTCTTCATCTAGGTCTCCAAAAAGGGCAATTGTTTTCGTTTGGGGGGCTTCGGGCGGGGCAAGGTCGGAAAGGCTAATTCTTAAAGTATCTTTTTCTTGTTCTGTCTCTTTGTTATCTTTAGTATCGCTCATCATTTAGTCCCCTTTCTCTACTTCTTGTAAGGGAATAATCATGACAATCAATTAAAATTTGTGTTACCTCTTCCCAATCTTTTACGTCAACATACGGCTTATACACGGGCGGGACAGAACTGTTCAATTTTTCAACAGCGTCTCTCTTCCATTTGTCAAAAAATAGCTCATCATCATTTTCAATCAGTTTGCTCTCTTCATCAGACAATGAATTATCTCTTCTAATCGCGTTGCCTCTCAAAGTCCTAACCGTGGCCAATTCCATCATAGCCTGACCCAATAACTGGAGAGCAAGCAGTCTGATATCGTTTACGAAGCGTCCCTTCTGAGCGACACCTAAAATATAAGCTAAAAATTTATAAAAGAACGCGCCAAGGAAAAACCAAAAAAATTCCCACATAAGTTACTTGCTCCGTTGAGGTGTGCTGAAGATAGAGTATAAATTTATCGAGAAGCTAGAATTCTTTTTGTGACTCGTCGAGCAACCTCTGCTACAAGGGCTTTTTCTTCCAACTCTTCTGGCTCTTCTTCGACATCGACATCAACCTCTGCGTCTACGCCTACGTCTGGTTCATCGGTTGGCTCGGCTTCCAAATCAAGCTCGTCGCCAGCTTCCATGTCATCACCTGTGGTAATCTCCAGTGTTCCATCGGCTATTGCATCCTCCAGATACTCGCCCACGGCACTAGCAATGCCCGTTTTAAGTTCCTCCATTGGATCATCTGCTGGATCATCATCCATGTCACCCATATCGTCCATGGGATCTTCTTCCGCGTCCATTCCCATGTCACCCATATCAGGCTCTGCATCCATGTCAGGCTCATCAAGCTCTACGTCCATTCCTTCGTCATCTTGTTCCTCAAGATTCTCTACGTCTTCATATATTTCTTCATTCAAACGATCTACGAATGGATTAGTGAGAGGTTCAATTTCAGCTAATTTCATAAATCGACGAATAGTACCTTCGTTTAGTAAGGTTTTGTCACTCATTTGGTTTCTCCTTCTCAACAAACCTCGGTGGGTAAATTGTTGGTATTCAATGTAATAATTAGTTAGTTATTTTGTAAAACTTCTTTTGAAGTTTGCGAATAGCCTCTTTTTCAATCTGAGAAATCCTCACGTGAGAAATCTTTAATCTTTTGGCCACTTCTTGTAGTGTCATTGAACCATTATTTTTAACCGCAATTTGTATACAATTTAAGTCTTGTTGAAAGTCTATCCACTTTCTGCATTGCTTTTCTTTACAACTGGTTTTTTCTTTCATGCATTTGCTCGCACATAATTCCATAATCTCACTCGCCTCCATTCTTATCATCTTCGATTAAGTCGAATATGTTTTCTATTTCTTTTTGATTTAATCCAAATCTGTTTATTATTTCTTGTTCCCTCTTGCGTAGTTGTTTTGCTTTTTTCAATCTAAATTTCCTAGCAAGCATACTCTTTTCTTTTACCTTGTTTACAAATGGCATTAAATCCTCATCTTCATTCAAATAACCTTTTATATACTCATTAAAGAAAAAAAACTTTGTAATGTCATCAAAATTTAGTTTGATTATTAGATTAACATCCAAATTTTCAAGAGACGGGAACATAATATATTTTCCGCCTTCTGGTATCTTTTTTTTCATCCGAATAAAATATGAGTTTTGCTTTCGTTAAGTCCTGCAGACGTTTGGCAGGCAAATTTAGCCTTCGTCTGGAACTGCTGAATTGTTCTTGCGCCGGAATAGGACAAGCCAGATTTTATTCCTTTGCGGAGGCTTTTTAAAATATCTCCCACTAAACCCTTATATTTTACGTGAGTGCTTATTCCCTCTTCTGACGAGGTTCGACCTCTCCAATCCATTTGCGCGTCACTACTGGCCATACCTCGATATTTTTTAACGAGGCCAGTGGAGGTTGTAATCGTTTCACCGGGTGTCTCGTCTGTGCCTGACAATAATGAGCCAACCATAACAAAATCCGCTCCTGCGGCAAGTGCTTTAACTATATCGCCACTGGACCGTATGCCGCCGTCAGCAATTATTTTAACATCTCGGTCAGTTCTGGCACAATCCATAATTGTTTGAAGACCCGGTAAGCCGTGGCCGGTTTGGACCCTCGTCGAACAGATAGAACCCCCACCGATGTTACATCGAATACTGTCCGCTCCCCAGTCCGCTAAATCATTAAACCCCTCAAGGGTGGCTACATTGCCAGCCATGATATGAATATTAGAATCTAATTCTTTTTTAAGAGCTTCAATAGCGTTTTTAACGAGAAGATGGTGGCCATGTGCCACATCAATACAGATTATTTCTGCGCCATTGGCGCAAAGCGTCACTGCGCGTTCAAGGTACCCATCGGTAACTCCAACGGCTGCTCCGACCTGTGGTTTAACTGCAGCTTTGAGAAGTAGATTGTATGTTTCATGAACAAGCAACGCCTGCTCTTCTATCGTGTTGTAACGGTGGATGATACCTAGACCGCCATTCTTACACATTTGGTAGGCAATTTCTGACTCTGTGATGGTGTCCATCGGGGAAGAAATAATTGGTAATGCAAACCAATGGGCGTTATCTAAAATATTGCCAATGTAAATTTCCTTCCTACTTTTTATGTCTGAGTATTGTGGGACGAGTAGCACGTCATCATAGGTTAACGCTTTCTTAGTTTCCATTTTGACCCTCTTCAATATCTTCGATAAGCCGATCAAGATACCAGCGAGCTTTTTTTAAATCTTGCAGAGATTTTCCTTTATAGGGATGTCTTGTAACATATTTAATTATATTGCTTTCAGGGTACCCCATTTCCCAAGACTTGATATAATCATAAGTCTCTATGGCTTTATTTCCCCTCCAGTTGATAGTATAATGTGTGGGGTGGTTAACTTTGTCTTCCTTTAGTTCACTTCCTGCCATTCTCCCTCCTCTAAGAAAATGTCTTGTTCGTTCAAAATATCATCAAGTCTTTCCCATTCCTGTTGTTCATCCACATCATTGTCAAAAACAACATATGCTCTATCCCACTCGAATCCTTCAAGGTTCTGAATCGCTCCTTCGACATTATATTCAAAATAATGAAGACTCTCTGGAGTCAAGCCAAATCTGTTTTCGAATTCAACACAAAAATCCTCTGGGTCACTTTGTTCTTCCCAGATCAAATATTCGTCCAGCAAATTAAGCTCGGATGCCAAATCTGTGTCGATGGGGAATCCCTTTTTCTGCATAATATGATATTGCATTATTCTTTTTCCTTTCTCCTATCAAGAAGTCCTTCTTTCATATCTTTAATTAGGTTAACTGCTTTCTCCCAGCAATCAGGACAATAAAGATTTACTTTCCCTTCTTGTTGACGGACTACAACACTCCATGTTGTAACTTGCTCACGATTCAGTTTATCAAAATCCTTTTTACATGTCAAGCAATTATCTGGTATTTTTTCAAATAAACCAATTTTCGTGGCCATTTCTTTTTCAGCTATTTTTTTTGATTTCTTTGCGTTTTTTCTGCGTAATTTTCTTTCTATGCTCATTTGACAACCAACTTTTCCAATTGTTCACCTGCGATCCAGTTTAGGTCTACGCGGCCTTTGACTCCGGCGATTTCGCCGTGGCCTGTGTACTGCCACACGTCCCATTCCTTCCAGCCTCTCAGCTTCTCTTCAGGCCCCACAAGGCGTGTGTCCCTTATATAAGATGCATACCAGACTGGATATTCTAGCAACCTTTTCAGGGCAGCCTTGTCAGCTCTCATAAGAAACAACTGCCACGCCCAGCGAGCAGTATAAATCATCGGAGTGCTACTGGTCTCCTTACCCACATAATTTAACCAATCAAGACACCAGTTGACATTATGATTATCATCCGTTTTCATACCAGCTTCGACATCTAAGACGGGAACTAGGTCGCCGCTATGGCACCCTACCTTTTCAAGTTGTATGAGAAAGTTATTTGCTTCTTTTTCCCAGTCGTTTGGATCTCCAGAATATGTGTCTGGGCGGCCAAAATGATACGCTCCCACAGTGACATCGGCATCTCTAGCGGTTTCAAACTTTTTTTCACGTCCGGGGTTCTGATGGGTGGTGCCTTCCGTGAGTTTAATCCATGCTGCAGAACATCCCGCTCTTTTAATTTTCTCAAAATCCACGGTTCCGTTCCAACTCGATAGGTCAACCGCTGGTACTACATTGATTCCTAGCGATGTAAGAGTTTGTTTTCCAGCTAAGCCATCAACAGTGAGGCCGTTATGGTTCTGGTACCTTCTCACTGCTTTTTCTGTTTTTGGTCCAAATTTGCCATCAGCAACAGTTGGCAGTTTGCTTTGAAGTCTTTTAACTTCTTGTCCAGAGTCTCCTTTTTTTAAGGTGTATTTTACAATCATTTTTTATCTCCTCTATAATCTTTAACGCCTCGGCCTTTCCAGCGAGCGTTCCACCCACGTGTGTCATAGTGGACAAAACTTCGGTAAAGGCCGATGCCGCCCTTTTTAATTTTTCCATCTTTAATTAGATTGATAATAATTTCTCTCAACTCTGCTGGCTTTATACTTTTTACAACAATGTCCGCTGCCTTTGCTTTCATGTGCTGAGATTTTCTAGCTCCTCCGATTTTTCTATTATATTTTGGAGAACGATACCCAGATATGATATGCATTGGTACCCCAATGTGGTCACGAATAATTTGTAAATTTTTAACCAACTCTTCTAAATTATCCATGAACTCGTCCGGTACGTCGGTGCCATCGCGACATTTAAACTCGCTCTTTTTAAAGTTTTTACTCATTTGATTACTCATTTATTTTCTCCTTCACCACATCCAGAATCAGCATTCGGTCCATATACCCAATCAAACGATTGGTCGCCAATCCCAGCATGCGTTGTCTTTCTGCTAAAAACTATGTGCTTAATGTTGACTGGTGGTTTCTTAAATTTGTTCAAAAATCTTTTTGTATGTCTGTATGGCTTGTCCCATTTTCTTGTCAATATAATGAATTCAGTGCGTGGAACATGAGGATTAAAATATTTCCACGCGATGTCCAGCCATCGACCGTATGATGCATCTGAAAAAATAACATTCACCGAAGAAGCTCCAGCTGCGTCATAAAGCCAATTTAACCCCCCCGAACGGGAAATCGACATAATAGTGCTACCACCTGCACTATGGCCTAACAAGGTTATATCGCCCAAAACATGTGGCGGGGTCACTGGGCAGCGATCTTCTAAGCAATTAGGGTGAAAATGTTCTCGCAAACGATCCCTTACCGATTCGACAAACACGCCAAACTGCCCCTTCTTCGTAAAAACGCGACCTTGGCGTGTTCTTGGTGTGGATGTGTTCTTCGACCACGGCATCTCAGGTATTACAATTACATAATTTTTTGTGGAGTCGATGGTCGCGGTGTGGCTCAGTACTCTCGTATCAAAATCTCTTTCCTTAAACCCACCTAAACCATGAAAATAAAATATAACGTCTATCGGTTGTTTAAAATTAGTAGAATCGGGAATAAAAATAATGGTATCCCGCGCGCCATTTTTATGAAGCCTATCCTTGAACCCGTTGCCCTTAACTGGCATTATGTATGTGGTTCCTTTGACGGAGGTTCCTTTCTCTGTCAATTTTTCATAAACCTTTACCCACGTTTTCTTAGTGGGCGCATAAGAGCCCGAAGCGTAAACTAAAGTAAGTGCATGCGCACTGAGTGAAAACAAAAACTGCATGCTTAGAACTAATATAAAATATCTCATCATTTATCTCCTGTAGAGCCAAACCCCCCGCTGCCTCGTGCTGTTGCTTGTTCAAATGTTTCTCGTGTAACTTCTTCTATACCACAACAATTAATTGGCATCAGAACAGCTTGTGCTATTTTATCCCCCGGCTTTATATACTGTGTTTTCAAACTAATGTTGTGGAGATTAACAAATATTTCTCCAGTATACCCATGGTCAACAACACATGCCCCAACTAAAAGTTGACGCTTTGAAGCAATTCCAGATTTATTTTTTATTTCCAGCATATAATCCATAGGCACTTCTATTTTCAGTCCTGTCGGCAAAACTATAGACTCTCTTGTCTCTATCGGATAGCCTTGGCGACTAACAATTTTTTCTTCTAGCTCTTCATCTGGACAGAAATATAAATCCATACCGGCATCAGTCGGGTAAGCCCTTTTGGGAAGCTTTGCGCTTTCCCTAATCTTTGCTACTCTAAGGTCCATAATTCACCCCCTTAACCTAATAATTTCCAACTCTTAGTACCGGCACGGCTAGAAAAGCCCCACTGCTCTTGATAGTCTAGTTTGGCCATATACGGTCTATTTAAATAGATTTTATCTTTCTTTGGGTCTATCCCCCAGCATTTAATATCAATCATTTCAGAATTTATATCCAAAGTTTTCACAATATAATAGTATCTTCCTTTCTGTGTTTTCTTTATGATCACCTCGCGAGGTATAAACCACGAAACCTTCAAGTCTGGGTCATACTGGGACAATGGCGACACACAATAATATTCCAACCGCTTTTTTATATCTTCCGACATAATTAACCCAAAGGGATATATCCCACTCAAGTTGATCTTATTTTCAATAACTTCATCACGGGTAAAATCCTCAACATGCTTGTATTCTTCTATCATTTCCCCTAGTTTCTTTTTGTTCTTTGGCCTATTTTCAGCAATAGCGGACCAGAAGTGTTTGAGGTTGTTAAATCTTTCGTCTACAAGATTATTCAAAGCTTCCGCTCTTATCAGAACGTCGATGGCCTTTTTATTTAATTTTGAATAAATGACCTCTTCGTTAAAAAGAAACTCTTCAACGGTGTTGAAGGGCCGGTGGAGAATGATTTGTTCAATTGCTTTTTCCCCTAACCCTTTAATCGAAGTAAGGGGCTGGATGAGGGTTTTGCCATCAGCAGATATTTCCCAGACTTTTCCTGATTTATTTATGTGAATCGGTTCTATTTCAAACCCAAAAGTCTTAGCAAGGTTGATCGCTTTTTCTTTTCTCGACTCTGGCTCCTTGTCTAAAAATGCCGCCATCCATTCTGCGGGGTAATAATTCAACAACCAAGCGCATTGATAAGAAATAATAGAATAGGAAACAGCATGAGACTTGTTAAAACCGTAACCGCTAAAATACTCAAACTTCTGCCATAGCTTTTGTGCCTCTTTAGTCGATATTCCCTTAGATTCACAACCTTCGACGAATTTTCTATAGATTTGTTGTTTTTTTTCATTTACTTTACCGGTACCCTTTTTTGTCAAAAGCTTTCTGAGCAGGTTGGCCTCGTCTAAGCTAATGTCATTACCTAACTTATGGGCCAAAAGCGCAATCTGTTCTTGAAAGATGAGAAATCCATATGTTTCCTTCGTCACCTCTTTTACGATTTCATGACCATACCGTATGCCTTTGGCATTGTTTTTGGTGTCAACGTAATCCTCGTGAACATTAGCAGAGAGAGGGCCGGGGCGGAAAATAGAGGTTATAGCTGCAATATCAACAATGTTCTTTGGTTTCACACGCTTACAAAAGTTTTGAGCACCTTTCTCAGTGAACTGAAACACTCCCGCCCACTTGCCTTCTCCAAAAATATTCTCATAAACTTTTTTGTCTTTTAAGCTTATCACATCTGGGTGGAGCTTTTCATCATAATATTTTTTAATTTGCTCGAACGTTGGCTCCTCAACGTCGTGATGGCGCTTCAAAATGTGATATATGGCGCCTTCGATCATTTTTAGGGTTGAAAGGCCAAGAATGTCAAATTTAATAAAGCCCATTGGTTCAAGTTGTCTGACATGCTGACCTTCACCCCACGGTGTTTGCGTGACTCCTCCGCTATTAATAAGAGGCATTCTCTTGTCAAGATTTTCCCCAATAACAACTCCTCCGGCGTGTCTAGAGACAGAACGAACCTGCCCCATCAAAGCCTCTACGTGCGTCTTGATATTAGGGTACTTGTTCAGAAAACTTTTTAAGCTGTGGGAAAACTCCATGACCTCTTCAAAGGTTGGAGTATAAACACCGGCTTTTATACCATGGAAACGCTTTGCCAGTGGTGTGGCCTCGGCCATCATTTTAGAAGTAACTGCGTTGACTTCTGTGAAGGGGACATCGTAAAGCTTTGAAATATCTTTGATAAGAGACCGAAGCTGCAACTTGTTGAAGTTGGAGATAGGCACAACAGTGTTGGAGCCCCATTCGTTTATGAGAACCTCTTTAAGTTCCATTGGGTCACTAACATCATAGTCGATATCTGGATAATCTTTCGCATCTTTCCTCAAAAATCTAGAGAAGAGAAGACTGTATTTGATGGGATCAACTTGGGTAATACCCAGTGCATATGCGACCAAACTTCCGGCAGCAGAACCTCGGCCAGCGCCGGTTAGCTGTAGCTCGGAGGCTCTGTCTGTGATTGCCTTCATTGTTAAAAAATATTTGCTGAACCCTCTGTCACTAATCGTATAGAGTTCCTCTTTCATTCTACTCAAATATTCTTTGTTGTCCTGCAGATTCATTGAACGCATTCCATCAACACATGCAGCGACCAGTGCATGATCGGCGCTCATTCCGGCTGGTACGACAAAGCTAGGAAGCTGCACCGAGTTGTCTGGCATGAAAGAATCTATATCCTCATGGGCAATCTTATATGTTTTCTCAATACTCTCTCGCACAAGGTCGTCATTGTAAGAAGCTCCAACCTTGTCTGAATAGTGTTTATATGATGACCACATATCATCACCGTTCTTTGGATAGGCTTCATAACCAACTTCCTCGACGCCTGCCGGTAGTTCTGTAGGCAGCCATTCTGGAAACTTGCCCTTCCCCAAGAACCCAAGCCTCTTGTACAACTCGCGATCTTTCCAAGCATCCCTCGTCGGATAGTGACTATCCGCTGTCGAGATCAATTCAATGCCATACTCTTTACTAATCTGAATAATATATTTGTTAAGCTCGTGTTGCTCAGTAATGTTGTTCCATTGCAGCTCACCGTACCAACGGTCTCCAAAGATTGAAAGCATCTTTTCTGTTGATTTTCTCATCGCTTCTATAACGGCGTCGGAGCCTTGTTCTCTGTTTTCCCAATAATTACCAGCGTATACACCGCCGAGACATGCACTTGTGGCAATCACTCCCTCACTGTGTTTGGCAAGCATTTTATAATCCATTCTTGGAAATCGATAAAAGCTGTCGGACTGGAATGATTTGGAAACTAAAGAGAAAATATTATTCAACCCAGTTTGGTTTTGCGCTAAGAGAATTAAATGTCTTCTACGATTTAATATGTTTTTACTGGCAGATTTCGTACTTTCGTCTTCTATTGTTGTACCTGACTTGGAAGTGTCAATCTGTCTTTTAGCTTTCTTATCTTGTCTGACTCTCTCAAGTTCCTCTTTCCATTTGGAAAGGCTTGGTAAAAAATAGGCTTCTACTCCAAAAATGGGCTTAAAGTCCTTTCCTTGCTTGTGCATCTCTTGAGCATGCTGAATCTGATATGCCAACCCATTCATATTTCCATGATCGGTTAAGGCTAGAGAATTATTACCATTCTCAAAAGCAAAGTCCATATGCTCCGCTGGATATCCTAGTCCGTCGAATGGCGAACCGACGCCACTATGTGCATGAAGCCCAACAAATGGCACACTACTCTTCTTCATTAAGTTCTCTCCCCAGTAAATTAAACTCGCTATATGATAATATAAAATCTTTTGGTCTGTCAAGTGAATTGTTTGAAGATAGCCATTTTTTTAGGCCATCCCAACTTGATACATCATAGTACCAAGGTATATCTACGTTGTGAACCCCTTCATCGAAAACGTCAGAAAAAACAGAGTCATGAGTAAAAAATCTACCAGTATAGGCATCTTTTCTTTTAATATAATTCATATCTTTGTCACTTCCCCTCACCTCGCAACTTCTAAATTTTCTTCTCACATTTAAATAATCTGCACTACCAAAAGTAAAGGGTAGATACAGACCATTTTTATAATTTTTTCCCTCATAAGACAGACAAAAAGGCTGTTCACTTCTTATTTTTGTTCTATGTTCACCCATATAGTATGGTGTAAACATCCCATACGGAAAAGAAACAAAATATTTATCTGGTGTTGTCCACTTGCTTATCTTCCTTCCAACACGCCATGCATTGTGAGCGCCAGTGATGATACTCCAAGAAAGAGAAGTGCGGCGGTCCACGTCTCTTGGGTGGGATGGAACATAATATATTGGAATTTCTTTTATTTCCGGATAGTTAGCAAACTTTGCAGTCTTGTAATATTTGTAGGGATCAACAACATAGTCACCCAGTCGATGTCTTATAAGAGGTTGCATATTTTTTGGGCATACAAGCCATATCGTGTCACACCCCGCCATTGCACAATCAAAAACTGCTTTTTCTGCTGCTAAGTAATTGTGGCCAATCGATATTAAACTATCGTGCCAAGGAAAATCAAAATCCAAAGGTTGGCCGTCGACTGGTATGACGCCAGCAAGATTAAATCTTGTCTTGTTTACTGGGTTAACTTCCATAAACAAATTTTATTTTTTCCGTATTTTCGTAGGTATCCATTTTTTTGTTTATTTGTCTCTCTGTGACCTCTAAGGATATCTTAAGCCTTTTACCTCCAGAGTGGGAGCCTAAAAAAGAACTTTCACCCAACAGATGCTCGCTCTTAAACTTTGCCATAGTGTCTGAATAGTCAAAGCTGTACAGTTGTTTTTCATGTAAATTAGAGACCGCGTAGAGCTTTATTGGGGAATTCTTGTGCTTTTTTTTCAGATACAGCTTTGAAACAAAATTGTCTTCTGTGGAGATAACCACCTCTTTATCTGCGACGAGAGAGTTGGGAACCATACAGTCAACCACTTCATAGAGATTATTTCTTTTTATAGTTGGTGGCAGACCAGTTATATTTTTATCACTGAATACAAAAAGCTTATCGAATTTGGCTGTTCTGACCACATTGCCCTGACAGACTACCGTTATTTCGTCCTCGTTCACTCTCGCATTTTTAACGGAATCTCCGCCGAAGATACGACCTGCCAACATCAATTTGGAATAAATTAATCCCCACGCTTCTTTGAGGTAATGTGGTTCAAAATCTTTTACAAATTTTAAATCACCAATCACTAACTTAGTATTATTTTGCTCAGCGTGTTGCAGAGCCTGTAGGGAGCTTCCGTATGTGTATTCTTCATTCAAGCCAAGATTTTATCCGCTACCACCATTGCTACGCAGGTGAAAAGCGACAAAAACACAAATACAAACTGCATGGCAAATATAACTAGGGGTAAGAATCCTATCAACATCAACAGTATATGAACTAAAGAAAGTTTATTCATTATTTTTCAATCACACCATAGATATGATTTTCTAAAACCAGAAGAATTTCACGTCCATCAATCATAATCTTTTCAACCATGCTGTTATTGACGACAACTCGTTTTTTAATATGTTTGGAATTAACTTTCTCACAATCTTTTGCCACATCAACAACCTCATAGGCGTCATAGGGTCTAAAACTTGTTTTGAAGGACTCCGGAACCAGAACTGTTGATTTTTTTTCTTCTGGTGTTTTTTCTGTCTTCCTCAACAACACATGACGGTTATAAGGATTAAAGTTCATTTTTCACTCCGAACTGTTTTTCGACTGCTTCGAACATATCATTTAGATCGTCCATATCGGCACCCTTTTCATAAAGGCGGTAGGCTTTTACGGCAGACCAAATCTCATCTTTAGTTAACCAGCCCTGCTCAATATACTCACTTCTTAGCTCTTTCTTCTGTTCCTTGAAGGGCTCTATAGCTTGTTCCAATGCAAGCATAGATTTAATGTAGTTCACAACAAGTTGTTCTTTCGAAAATTCCTCTTCAATAAGTTCTTTTTTCTGCGTAACAAGTCTCATAATTTCTCCTATTTTATTTCACACTGACCGCCTGCGCATGCAAGCTCGCCAGTTAAATTTGTATTATCATCATACTCTAAAACTTTTGTTAAGTCAACCTTTTTAAGAGTTTTTAACAAAGTTTCATATCGCTCTTTTGTACAGCTTTCAAACGGTGCCTGCACGTAAGTGTGCTCTTTATCGTCAAACGGTAAGACACTCAAACCATTGTAGCTGTTCCGATTTTCCCACATCCATGCACCAACGTCATCCCACTCTTTGTCTTTGATGCTAACAGTTGCTGAGACGTTGTGGGTGTTTTGTCCCTTGATGTGTCCTTCTTTGGTCCAATCAGTGCTAATTTCTTTAACGCGCTCCAACATATTTAAAGCACTTTCTGATCTCAGAATTGACCCATGCGGTGCCTTTTGAGGAACGGAAATCACAGCGGTATCGTGTGGTCTAAAGTATTCATCTTCGACCAACTCCGGGTGCCTTCTTATTAGATGAGTGTAGATAGCCTCATTTTTCCCCACGCGAATACGTCGAATATAATATTTATCATGCCATGCATGAACCCCACTAGAAGTTCCCAAGGTTAGAGAGGTTGTTCCAGCTGGCTTAACGCACGTTGTTCTAGCAGCTGGGTTAATATTAATCTTCTCCGCAACTCTTTTATTTTCTTCAAGAACGGTCTTGACTGCTTTTTGCATATCAAGTTTTAAAACTTTACCAGAAGCTATCCCGGTCATACTAACTCCGATCAAAGCATCTTTTTCCGTATTTCTTCTCCACACTTCACGCAAATAATGAAAATCAGTGTAGGACGCTTGTAAAGTGGCAATAAACGTTGCAGCTCTGACTCTCTCTTCATAATCCTTTTGGGACGATAAATCACTTGCATTTACTTCCACTAAATTGCAGAACTGGTAGGGCCTCAGAGCGATTTCACAACAGGGGTTGGTACCCCAGTCTTTGTCGTTGGAAAAATAAAATCCCGGTTCTCCACAACCTGAAGCTTGTACTCTCTGCCAAAGGTCTTTAAAATACCCCTTGGTGATCAAATGTCTCATTAATACAACTGAGTTGTTTGCTCGACCTCTCTGCGGATTCTTTTCCCACCAGTTGCCACTCTTGGCAGCAAGCATTTCCTTATCGTCTGCGCTGAATAGGGAAATCAACGCCGCTCGGCGGATGCCACCAGCAAGGACTGCATCTGCAACATAGCAGATAATGTCATGAACTTCAATGGTGGATAGCTTATCTCCTGATTCTTTCTCTCGCAAGATGCCATCAATTTTTACCAAGCACTCTTTGAGAGGCTGTGGTCCCGGAGCGGTGCCTCCAGAGGTCAAAAGTTTAGCGCCTTTCGGTCGAATATCGCTGTAATCAAATCTAACCTTGGAGCCACCCTTAAAATAACTTCTCATCAATGCCTTTACAGCATCTGCCCAACCTTCAATGGAATCATTGACAAGAAACCTACGTGTTCTCTTTACTGAAGGTTTTTGAATTTCTGGAAGTTTTTCAGTGTGATGTTTCTGAACACTAAATCCGACACCAGTACCACCAAGAAGAAGGAACATTGTTTCACTAAAGGCTCGCCAGTCATCAATGGGAAGATATGCACAATTAAAAATTCTGTTTGGAGCTACCTCAATCGGTTTGCCGCCAAATTGCATCGAACGCATAGAAGGAAGAACTTTTTTTTCATAAACATATTTATACGCTTCGTTGATCTCCTCTTTCAGTTCTGGAAACTTCTTGAGGTGCATTTTTTTATTTCTTGTAACTAACTCTTTCCATGATTCTCGGCGCTCTTTCTTTGGCAAATAACGCGCATATTTCATGTGTACCGTGATATCTGACAATATTTCATTAGCAATGTTCTCTTCCATATCATTTCTCCTTCTGTTTTAACATCTGCTTGTAGATTCTCTTGGCGGTATCTAAATCTCGCTGGTTTCTATTCCTTTGTTCGTCCCGTTGGATTTGACAAACATCGTCTTGTTCCAAAACTTTTATAGAAACAGAACCAGTATCCATAAAAATGGAAAAGATAATTCCGTCTGGGCCATTTCTGTTCTTTGCAACAAATATTCTTCCAATGTTGCTATTTTTATCTTTGATTGTCCTTGATAGACTGATAATGAAGTCTGCAACAAAACATTTATTAAATGCTTCTGAGATCGACTCCATAGTGATTACCTCTTCACTTAGTCCCTTGCGGTTTGTTTGTGAGGCTGTGACGAGGGGACAATTGAATTCTTGTGCGATTCCTCTCAGCTCCTCATAAATTGATTCTAGCTCGTGGCGCTTCTCCGCTGTTCTATAAGTCCCTCGTAAAAGATCGCCATAATCCACAATAACCATATCAACTTCCATTTGGTTTTGTCGAACTTTTTCCAAATGATTTTTAATCGTAACTGTCGTTGCAGATTTTGTTGGGTACTCTTTAATTATGAGCTGTCCATCGACATCTTTAATCTTATCAAAAATGGAATCTTTTTGTTCTAGAAGCTCGTCTAGGTTGTGCCCGGTGAGGCAGGCGTCATATCGTCGGGCAACTGCAGTATCGGACAATTCTAGTGTATAATGTACAACGTTTTTACCCTGCTTTAATGCTTCGGAGCCCAAGTGAACAAGCACATGTGATTTTCCTGCGCCTGTTGGTGCTATAACAACTGTTAATTCACCTGCTCCGAGGCCGCCTTTCGTTAGATTATCTATTTTGTTCCAGCCGGTTCCAACTGGATGACGTGCTTTGAATTTAAAACGCTCTTCAAAGTCTTTTATATAGTCATATCCAAAATCATTATCCATACCAGATCGTAAAGCTTTCGTAATTAACTTTTCGATTTCTTCAAAAGAACACTGGTTTAAGAGCGGTACAGACTTCATCATTGCGTCTTTCAAGACCTGTTTCTTACAGAAGTCTAAACTGACCGATTTGATGTACTCGACATCTCTAAGTTCCGATGCCGCTTGAACTCGAACAAAAAAGTCTTTCACTTGTTTCTGAATAACATCGTTCTCAAGTTCCAGCTCTGTATTGAATATGGAATTTAACGTTCCATTCGCTGGGTGGGTTTTATACTTATCCTTGTAGTCAAAGAGTTTTTTTGCGAACACTTGAAGATATTTTAGTTCGAAGAAGCCAGTGTCCAAAACTTCTTGCATCTGATCGCAAAATGCCCGATCCTGCACCAGTAATTTACATAAATTTTCTTGGAAATTTTTACCAAAGACGCCTAGATTTTCCATGTCACCTCGTTAAAATGTAAAGTAAGTATATTATTTCTTATTAAA